GTTCTATACGTGCGTCTTCTCGTTTCTGTGGACCACCAGTTTGTTGGTCGATGACATGATTGCCACCGACAAATGCACCAGTACCTACTACTGCTACTGCTGTTCCAGTTGATGCTATCTTTTGGATATCCATTAACACTCCCTAGACATTTCTTGTGCCATATTACCACCGATATCAGCACCTTGGTTGCCACCAAACATTGCTACCCAACCTGCAGCTAACCATCCTACGAATGGTATACCTGATACAGCAGGGGCAGCAGCAGCACCAACGCTAGTACCGACAAGTCTTCCTGTCTGTTTGCCACCACCTACCGCCTCGATACACGCTTCGGTTTTGGCAGATGACTTTCCCTCTGCATCAGCAGTTCCTCCTGTATATGCAAGTGCTGCTGGATCTATCCAAGAACTCTTCGTACTAACAGGTCCACCATGATGTGTAGCACCATCCATTGTATACTCCTCAACAACTTTTTGAGTATTGTTAGAGAGTCCTAGGAATCCACCTTTAGTCTTAATATCCTTAGTGATGTACATCACTTTAGGATCATTTGCTCTATAACTTACACTATAACCATCTTCACTAACATGTGCTTCATAGGTAGCATAGTCACCTGTAGGTATAGTTAATTCAGGTAACTTACTATTATTTCTAGTAGCAAGCATACCAATCATCCCTATATGAGAGATACCAAGAACTCCACCCACTCCAAGGGCAAACCATTTTGTTAAATTAATTTTTTCCATAACGATCCTCTTGATTTAGAAAGGGTTTCCTGGAACAGGAAGTCCCATGCTGGCACCACCTACCGAAGCTTGAGGTGTAGTTGGTACAAGATCAGGAGTTCCTATAGGAAGATCTCCACCAAGACTACCACCAAGACCACCTAGACCACCAAGTGCTTTCTCTGTAACACTCTTTATGAGTGCATCCTTATTCGCATATACGTAAACACCACCACCAACAACGGAAACAGATATAACGAAAGACGCAATAGAAAGTACATTTATAATTTTCTGCATGATTTTAAATCTCGTAAGTTTTCTTTTCTTTACTGTTAGGATCAACAGCAATGATTTTTAGTGGTGCTTGTTCAATACGAATAGTCTGAGTAGGACCAACGCTACCACCACCATTTCCACCGCCGTTACCATTCATCTTCATAGTACCGTCTCCTTTTTTAGAAGCAGTCTGAATTCCGAAGCTAGCTAAAACCCCAGTAAAAACCGAAGCTATAAAAGTTGGATCGATTTTCTGCTGTGGTACACCTGGGATGGCGACGTAATTTAAAGTCAATATTCCACCGCTCCAGGCAAGAACGGTAATGCGAACAAATGTACTAATGATAGCAGCTTGTTCATCAGCATCGGGAAGTATAGCATCCTTAGCTTTGCCAAAGAAACCTTTCTTTTTTTCTTCAGGTTGTTCTTCGACAACCTCTTCTTTAATCTCTTCGGCCATGAAAAGTATTTGTAACTATATTATATATCTATTCAGAAGGTTGCCTTTTCTTACCGATGTTATACTTAGATTCAAGAGTCCATTCACCCTTTTCTTTGTATGCAATAACTTTAATTTGACTTAGAGGTGCAGCCTGTGTAACAGCATCCTCCTTTACAATCTCCACTAAACCCCAATCAGATAAAAGTTTGATGATACGGTTTCGACGTTGAACATCATTCTCAGATAGGTTTGCTTTCTTACCATCAAGGGCGAAGAGTTCCTTGAAATGCACTATGTAATACTGTCCCTTCTTATGAAGAATGTGGCATGATTGAAATAATTTCTTTTCTTTTCTGGAAGCAACTCCAATACGTGTAAGAGTCTCACGAACTTTAAGGAAATCATCTGGTTCCTTTAAGTTCACCTCCACCATATCATTCTTTGTCCATTGAACTTCTTTAGGTTGTTCGCTCATAATTTATCACCTCATTTATTCAGTTTTTATTGTGATGTAGTTAAGTTGGTTCCGCAGTATTTCTTGTGAGATAGCTAAGTTGTTCTGGAGTCATCTCCTTTAAGGCAGCAATTGTTCTCGCCATGTCATCAGAAGAAAAAACAGTTCCATCTGGTGCATTATTCTTAATATATGCCTCTATCTTTGCGTCACTTGTCATCAGTTCGTCCTCTCATAGTTTCTTACCTCCTTTATTTAGTTTATCTTTAATGTAATCTAGTTGTTTTGGAGTTAAGATCCTTAAGGCTTGAATTGCTTTATCACTACTATATCCATAGTATTTTTTCACAAGGTCAAGATCTTTCACCGTTTGCTTTTTACCCCAAGGAGAAAATCTCTTTCGGGATCTGACGGTATTTATAAAGAAATCATACTGAAGTTTCTTATCTAAGTTAGGATATTGATTCATCTCATTTGCATACATCACAGTATCAATATGATGTGACATACATTTATTAATTACAAAAGGAGTATAATTCTTTTCCCACGCAGGATCTTCATCCTCCATGAGGTTCTTCTTTGTTAAATTAATAGTGTTCAAATAATCCTTAAGAGGATAACGATCATCATATGGCATAGTTAGTTAAAACGAGTTCTTTACGTTCCTGTTGTTCTTTCATGTAATCACCTACTGATCTCATAGTATAAGTATGATCAAATTCACTAGGTGTCCATTCTTTAAAACGATCTCTTATTAACTGAGAAGAGTTATATGATATCATCATATGATTAGTATGTCTATCACATTCTTCAGCAAAGGCATCATGATCGAATCCTTTATGCATACCACCCTTCTTACCATATAAAGAAGATTTTATCTCATAAGGAGGATCAAGATAAGTGAATATATCTTTCTCATCACAAGACATTCTTTCATAAGTTAGATTAGTTATAACCCAGTTTTGTATTATCTCAGAATACTCTGGTAACTTTTCTATGCCTCGTAAACTGAAGTTGGAGTCTGAGGCTTGTTTGGAGAACGAACTGGACTCAGTGAGACCAGAAAAAGAGCACTTGTTAACAATATAAAAAGCGACAGCACGACTCGTATCTGATACCATTCCGTCGTTAATGAGTTCTTTACTTTCAAGAAAAAGTTCTTTTGCTCTTTCTTGCGTTGGATATGCAGTTTTAAAAGTTCTGAGTCTGGTCGCAATTTCATTTCCATTGTCCTGTAGTTGTTGCCAAAAATTTACTAGAGGTTCATATAGATCATTAACCCATATCTCTAGGTGGGGATATGTCTGTGTAATATAAAGAGCAACAGATCCACCTCCAAGAAAAGGTTCTCTATACTCTTTGTACTTACTCATGTCTGGTAAGAACTGTGCCATCTTTTTGATAGCACGAGACTTACCTCCAGGATATCTAAGGGGTGTTTTCAGGGACTTCATGATAAGGTAATGTAGGAGGATTCAATTCGGCATCTCTAGCTGCCTTTGCCACTGCTCTATTGTGACTCCAATAATCATATTTCTGCCAAGTGTAATACAATCCCATCAAAGTTCTTTTTATAAACTCGTCAAGGAGTATCAAACCAATTAAGAAATAATCTTCAGGGGTTTTCACACGATTAGTTGTTTATCAGGGGTAATAATATTACTACCAAAGATCTTATTATACTGCTCAACTACCTGAGGTGCAACTGCAACAGAGTAGATAACATGTTTCATATCCAAAGCAATCTCAGGAAATTCTGGATCAATAACAGTTGCCCATGGAGCAAACCCCACCTGATCCGCATGTGGAATTACAGTTAGACCATTCTTGACAGTCAGAATACCGTTCTTCCAATCTACAACTTCAGCGATAATCTCTTCGCCAGTTATTAATCGTATTAGTTTTAAGTCAATCATGTTTAGATACCTTGGTCTTTAGTTTTTTCAAAGAATTCTTTCATTGATGATGAAACATCTGGTGGTTCAGGATCTTTATACCCCATGATCTTCTTCCACTTACCATACATTGCTTGCATACGCCATGACTGAGCAAGACTCTTAGGTCCATTTTCTAGCAACTCAAGTTCTCTTGAATCACTTGTATATGCTTTGTACTCTTCTCTCCATTTAGAATCATCATAAGTTTTAGTCATTGGTAATGTCCTCCAGAGTGAATAAGGATACGAATTCAATCTTATTATGTTCCCAGATCTCATGGTCATCCATACGATCTACAATAGCAACTACTCTATTAACTGTATAACCTGCACCACGTAGAACATTAACTGCCTTCATAGCACTACCACCAGTGGTAGTTACATCCTCTAGAACTGTAACAATAGAACCCTTCTCAGGTTTTGGACCTTCGATGACTTCCTTTGTACCATACCCTTTAGGATTCTTCCTGACAATAAGAGCATCAATATGACCACCCTTATAGTATGCTCTTTGTGCAACACCACAGACTAATGGATCACCACCTAAGGTAAGACCACCAACTGCTACTGACTTAGGATCTAACTTATTGTAGATCAATGCTGAGAGAAGTGCGTTACCCTCACATGATAGTGTTACAGGTTTACAGTTAACATAGTGCTCTGACTCCTTGCCAGATGATAATGTATACTGTCCCTTCTTATATGCTCTCTCCTTTAGGAGTTTAAGAAGAGTCTCTTTGTGCATTTCGTAGGTCATTTAAAGTTACACTCCAACATTAATTGAGTTAAACAGGCAAGGAGGTTAATCTCCTGATCCACCACAAAGGCAGACTTGTATTGATACTCAGCAATAATTAATACTGCTGCAGCAACACTAGGACCATCCATCACAGAGGACAGATTGTCATATAATTTACGCATTATAGAAGTAGGATCACTATCTAAATTCTGTGTTACCCATTTCTTCACATCATTAAACTTCTTATTCTTTAATGCATCTACCAGTGTATCTATCTTAGCATCACCTAACGTTGCAAGGATTCCAGTGTCGATATCACCTGTAGAGCTATATCTCTGGAGTTCGTTAAGGACTCTTCTGAAGTCTGGGAAGTATTGTTGGACGACTGTGGCAACCACTTTGTCATTGAACCGTACTTTCTCTCTGGACAAGATATCTCTGCATCTTTCAAAGAACTCTGCCGCCAGAACTTGTTTAGTTTTTCCACGGACATTAAAATCAATTACTGTTGTTCTACTATGTAACGGTTCTATGATTTTATTTTTAAAGTTACACGTGAATATAAACCTGCAGTTCTTTTGAAACTCTTCAATCGATGCCCTGAGGAGTAGTTGTACATCCGATGTCGTATTGTCTGCTTCATCAATAATGAGAACTTTATGACGAGATGTAGATGTAAGAGAAACAGTAGCAGCAAAGGTCTTTGCCTGATTGCGTACAGTGTCCAAGAATCTACCCTCATCAGACCCATTAATGACATAACTATCTACTCCCAACTCGTTACATAGTGCTTTCGCTATAGTAGTTTTGCCAATACCAGCAGTTCCTGAGAGCAGGAGATTTGGAATCTCACCCTGCTCTACGAACCCCTTAAAGGTATTCTTCACATCTGTAGGAAGTATGCAGTCATCAATATTTTGAGGACGATACTTCTCTACCCATAAAAAATCATTAGGCATTAGGTTCCAGAGCGATAAAGTATTTAATGCCACTACCTTGGAAGAGGGCGACATTCTGCTTACTAATAGTTACATTATAATCTCCTGCAAGCAGTTTCAAATTCTCAACCTTAAAGCAATAACAGAACTCATCATCACTAGCACCAACCTGAACTGAGTAACTATTGGAAGTATCATTCTTCTTATCAGTTACACATAGACTCATCTCAGTACCATCTCCATAGAGACATAGGTCTGGTAATTGATAGACCATAGCAGCACGTTGTAGTTGCTGCAAAACACCTGCCTCAAGACGGAACTTGACATCCACAGAAGGAATAGTAATCTCTTTCTCTGGAGGTTGAGTAATAATATCAGGATCAGCATAGAAGAAGCGAGTCTTAGACTTGCCACGCTGATCACTTACAGTGACATAATTTGAGTCTGAAGTATCGATCTTTGGTTGATCAAATAAAGATAGACCTCCAAGGAATACTCCCAGATCATAGATAGAAATTTGGGATTCAAACTGCTCTTCAACATCAGCAATAGCAAGTATATTCTTATTAATACTAAGCGTAGCAATTTGATTGCCAGGTTTAATAACAATAGACTTGTTGATAGAACAAAAGTTCTTAAGGACTTCAATTGTTGGTTTGGTAATTACTGTCATTTACTTGTCATAATCAACGGAGAAAGCGGTTGCACCAGTCTGAGCATTTTGATGTGCTGCAGTCTTGTCGTTAAAGTGTAGAAGGAGTACAGCATAGTGGATAATCTTGATGATGTCCTTACGTGCTGAACCCTTTCTATCATACCTTGAGGCATATTTCAATATGTTAGACCTACAGAATGCCTCTGCGTCACCTACAGAATCAATCAAGTCAAGTGTTTGAACATTGTTTGAAGAGTAGTGACCTCTGTAAGTTCCACTGATATAATCTGAGACCTCTTTCAAGATCTCATTTTCACTGTACTTCATAATATCTTATTTGTCCTCCTCAGTATACTCTGAATCTTCTCCTGCGTCAACCTTAGTATAGAGATCTAGGAAAGATTGTTTGGTATCGTCATCAAAACGATTCACACACTTAGTGATAGCATCCAAACGATTTCCAAAGATATCAAATGCCTGAACAATGTGAACCAAACGACGAGTGGTAATGACCTCATCTACTCCACCATCAAAGAAAGTCTTACGAATAATACCTGCCCACTTGACTAGGTTATCAGCAAACTCTTGATCACATCCAGCATTAAGAAGGATCTTAGTTTCAATGGTAGCAGATGGATAGTCCTGTTCAAATGTTACAGGAAAACGCTCAAGGAATGCTTCATTGAGAATATTAGTTCCAACAAAACGACCATCCTCAGAACCTTTACCTTTAGTATTTGCAGTTGCAATAACAGTGAATCCATTAGAAGGATTTACATACTTACCAATCTTCTTAAGAAATACTCCTTTACCTTCTAGGACAGACTGTAGACACAAGATCTTGTTAGATGCCAAATCAATCTCATCTAGAAGCAACACAGCTCCCCTTTCAAGAGCTTCCAAGACTGGTCCATTATGCCAAACAGTATCACCATCAACAAGACGGAACCCACCAATAAGATCATCTTCATCCGTTTCGATTGTGATGTTAACACGAATCAATTCCCTCTTTGCTGCGGCACATGCTTGCTCAACAGACATTGTTTTACCATTACCAGAGAGTCCTGTAATGAAAATAGGATAGAACTTACGAGATGAAATAACTTTACGTACACTATTGAAATTACCAAAAGGAACATAAGAATCATCCTTTTCGGGAATATAGTTTGCAGCAGAATTTACAGCAGGTGCTTCATATGCTTTCTCAATTTGTTCAGCAGTCAAATTCCACTTACCAATACCTGCTTTATAAGATTTCAAACGCTTACAAGCAGTAGCATAAGATAGTTTTAGTTGACTTGCTGCCTCTTTAACATTCTTGCATCCGACTTCATTTCCAACATGGTCAGAAAGATACTGAACTAATTGCTCAGTGGTCACAGGGTTTGGGGCGAAAGTCATACAGTTCCTTTGTTGTCTATACACATATTATAACAGGAAACCCCCCCGAATGGGAGGGTTTAGTGGACACTTATTTAACTGTCACCCAATCTGGTTGTCGGGATGGGTCACGAAGATAATTAGATGCAACCCAAGGTTTGCTGCTAATGTAATTCTTGTAAGCAGTAAAAGTGTCAATGCTTGTGTCATGTTTATACTCATCAGGCATAGCACGTGTAAAAGGAGTAGGACATTCGATATCAGGAAATATGATATCAGCGTACTCCAGAGTAAGTTGGCAAGAATGTATCTTATTGTATCTATGTGTATACTCTGCACATAGAGCAAGACCATGCTTGATCAACCAACGAAAGTTAGACTGTGCCCAGATAGTACAGGGATGATTACGGAAGGCACCCTTAGCAGTAGCATACCAAGTACCAGTTTTCTTCTTAGGTAAATGACCATACCCATGACCCCAACTAGCAGACGCAACAATAGAGAGCATTTGACAAGTCTCTAAAGGCATCTTGACTACATGTCTGTCAGGCAAACACTGTGCTGAAACAACAGGATCAGGATCAGTTACAAAGATGTTCATTCAATCAAATACTGCCGTTACCCCCATTATAGTAGCGTTAGGGTTTCGTGCCAAAGCAACTTCTTTGGCATCTTCATAATCTGTAGCTTGAACAATTTCTTCAAAAATTGTACCTGCTTTGAATAGTTCTACTTTACATTTCATGCGATTTGCTCAATGAATGCATTGAGGATAGTTTTGTTTGTCATTTTAGAACCCATGTGTTTTTTGAACGCACGAGTTAGTTCTGCTTTAGTAGCAACTTCTGATTTCGATTTTACTTCAAGATCTTGAGTTCCTAAACCAGTATTCTTATCTGGCATATAGAATGCTTCAGTGAATCCTGCTTTCTCTTTAATAGAAGCGAAACGTTCTTTCCTCCATTGCTTATCAACAGCAGCAGATTCGTCATAAGAAAATTCTCTAACGAGTCTACCTAGTTCCTGTTTACTACATAGGCGAATACCAACCCAATTGTAATTGGTTATCTCACGATAGAAAGATACAATCTCCTTTGTAGTATCATAAGGATGACTTGAGATCTTACGACTGTAACCAGTCTTAGGATCACGAAGAAAGAATACCTTATTACGAGCATGGCAAAGATACTGTTCAGTGTATTCACCAGCACGATAATCATGATCATCAGCAAACTTATGAACATAACTCATAGGATTTGCTTCTCCATCAGTCAAGCAAATAACATTAACTTTACTAACACGCTCAACCTTCTTAAGGTCAGCAACAATGTTTCGAGTACAATAAATTGCTTCTGCCAGAGGAGTTCCACCTAGAGTATACTCATGGTAATAAGAAAGTCTCCACCCACCCATAGCAAACGCTTGAAGGTATACTAGTTGCATAGACTTCTCTAGAGACTGCTTATTCTGGCGAGAAGAGAAGAACTCAAATAAACGGAAATCATCACCCATAGAAAGTTCATTTTCTTTCTGCTGAGTACTGATACTAGAGTTATGATCGTAACCATAAGAACTAAATCCAGACTGGAAAGCATATACTCTAAAAGGAATACCAGACTTCTGACAGAACCAAATTAGATTGTAAGTTTGCTTTAGAGTGTCAAGCAACTGATGCTGCATAGAACCAGACCAGTCAAGGAACATTACTAACCCATGATTCTTACCTTCAGGAACAACTGTGATCTTCTT